TTACTGATAACACCACCATCAGCGAAACCAAAGTAGCTCTTAGCAGCATTTACCATTTGCTGTACGACGAGTACCCGATAGAGTTCCTTGATGACTTCAGCAGCCATAGTCTTAAAGGCATCTTCTACAGACTTAGTGCCATCAACAATAGACATCATAGCACTCTCAAAACTACTACCAATCATATCAGCTATGTCTTCTTGCTGTTGTCTAGCCTCTTCAATCAAACGACTGCGTTCTTCCATAGCAGCCATCTCTTGAGCTAGTCCACGAAGTCTTGTCTCTGAGGTCTTAATGTCAGCATCTTGGTTAGCATACTTAAGCTCTAAGAATAACTCTTCTTCACGGCGGCGTTGACCTGTGAGGGTCATAAGAGTTTTTTCTGTCTCAATTTGTCTTTGGAAGGCTTTTATAGTGTCTTCTATGGTTGTGGGTTTTTTGCCTTTATCATAGATAGACTTACCACTATCACCAAAGATAGGGTCTTTAGTTGAAACAGTACCTCTACCAGCGTACTTCTCCATTGCCTTAGCAACAGCAGTGGTTGGAGCGAAGTTGAAAGTGATGTTGGACATCTCCTGAAGCTCTTTCTTCAGGTTCAAAGATAGTCTATACTGATCTGCTAATTGTTTTGCTGTGTCTTCCGCAACACCTTTTCTTAAAAGTTCAGCCTCATAGTTTTCTACAGCTATATCAGTTTCTAGCTGTTTGAAGGCCGCAGAATCCTTGCCAAACTGTAGTTGCATCTGTAGCAATGCATTTTGATCTTGTAGCTTCTTTAACTCAGTAGAAGATAAAGCCTCAATTTCTTCGGCTGCTTCTCGTTCTTTCTTCTTCTGCTCTATCAAGGCCATTCCAGCGTCGAAACGAGATTTAGCAAGTTTGAGCATCCTGTCTTCAGAACCCTCTTCCCATTTTTTAGCTTCTTTACGCTTTTTAGCGTCTTCTTCTAGACGCTTAATGGTAGCTGCCTTAACCCTAAAAATCTCACTTTCTACTTCAAGTTCTGCTTTCTTTTCAGCCACTTCCTTTTGACGAGCTATAATACGGTTTCGTGCAGCAGTACCTAGCGTTCGTTGTAGGGTCTCTATTTCAACCTCTAGAATAGTTATTTCGTCAATTAAGTCTTGAGCAGGTTTTCTTGCTTGTTCTAACCTAGTGTCACCACCTACTGCCTCTGCCGCCCCTGTTCTAAGCTCTTTAATAGCCTTATCAAGCTCACTTAATTCTTCTTTAGCTTCTTTAGCAGCTTTCTTAGCATTCAGTAGAGGTGCAATGAGACCTGTACCAATAGCAATACCTGCCCCTGCTATCGCACCATATGGGCCAAAGAAACCTAGTAGCTGTGATGCTTGTTGACCAAAGGCAACAGCTGCGTTGGTTCCAGACTGTACCTGTACCGCAAAGTCACCAATCTGATAACCAGCTTGCTGCGCAAGGATTTCCATCCTACGCATACCTTTGCCAGACTTAGCCATAGCCTGAGCAAGGTTAAGCTGATCATCAGTTGCATTTCTTAGAGAGTATGCATACTTTCGTATCTCAGAGTTAGCTTTGTTGTAACCACCGCCAAGTTTAGCTAGTTCTCTTGCTTGGTTTGCTAACTCTTTGTTATAACGTGAGGCAGTAATAGTACCCTTACGAAACTCTTTTTCGATCTGGGCAATTCTGTACTGATACTTCTCTTGTTCCTTCCTTGCACGAAGAAGGTCTCTATCATCTACCGATAGAACTAAACGAATATCATCAGCCATTAGCTACCCCTAAGTATACGACATCTAGACGCTTGATTGCTTCTACTTCCCAAGATGCAAGTGGTGTCTCTGTCAAATCTTTCCACGCCTTAATCTGTTCGTATGTTATCGGGTTTGGGCCTGAGAAACCAGCAGACCTACTGTTGCTTAATGTAATAAAGGCAGACCAGACATGAGATATAAGAACTGGAAATTCTGTCGGGGGTTCCAATGCTTCAATCTTACGTCCAGTCTGCCTCTCTACTTCTTCTAAGTGTTCACGTTCTGTAGCACCTGATTCTGTGGGCTTATTCAGTTTGAACTGGTGTTCAGCCCATTCACATAAATCTGATACTACACTTTCATAAAATCCAGAGAGCTATTCAGAGCCTCTTCAATTTGTTCACGTAGCCAAAATACTTCTGAGTAGATGGCCTTAGCTTTTGCAGCACTAAACTTAGGTTGTTCACCACCAAACGTGATGTTCCAGTCTTTAGTTGCTTTAGCTAAGAGTTCCAAGCCAGCATCCTCTAGCTCCTCTGCTGTAACCTCTAGACCTTTCTTACCTTGTGCTTTCTTAAGGCGTTTATTTGTCTGCTCATGTACAGCAGCCTTATAAGCCTTAGAGTGTGGTGCATGTAGTGTGATAGTCATAGGAGACTTATCATCATTGGTAAGTGTTTCTAGGGTAGCAGGGTGTACTATAGTAGCTTCTACAGTGTCACTGCTTGGAGTTAAATCTTTCAAGTCCATGTCGAGTTTCCTTCTTTATCGGGATTATCGGGTAGTTAATTGTGAGGGATGCCAGACCCGACACCAGCACCCCTCGCCCTAGCTAGGGATTACGCAGTCTCTGGGCGACTGATCTTAAAGTTTGTACCTTCTGTGCTGTCATATAGACCAACAAAGGACATTGTGATTAGTCGGCTAAGTGGGCCATCAACACCAACATCAGCAGAGTTCACCTTAATACGTGGGAACATAAACTCATATTCATTAGCTGCTGATGGATCATTAACTGTAATGACTAGCTCACTCTCAACTTCATTCAAGAAACGATTGATTAGTGCATCATCTTCAAAGTACGCAGTGAATGTACCTTCAACTTGCGCCATACCGTATTCTAGTGATGGAGCAGAAGAGCTACCAATAACGAAAGTTGGTGAGAAGCTGTTGTCTAGTGTAAAGTCAATAGCTGTGATGATTGCAGCAGATGACGAAGAGCCTACGTTACCGATAGCCAAGTCACCTGAGTAAGCATCAAAAGGTTGTGCTGATGAAGCTGCATCTTGTGTCTTCTGTGTAGCTGAGATTGACATATCAGAACCAACAATACCAAAGGTTGTTGTAACCATTTGGTTTGGTGCCATTGAAATAGCCATTGAAGAAACTGTACAACCTGTAAACAAACGAGCTTGGTCGATGTCTGCTGCATAGTCTTCGATAGAGAAGAACTTTGGTGTTGTACCGACTTTTAATACATCTGGTGCTGACGATGGGCTTGTGTCCCATGTATTAAGCATAGCTGATTCTAAGAAGGTGTCAAAGTCACCATCACGTAGGTCAACAACGATATCACCGCCAACTTGAGTGTTACCATGACGGTCAACTCGTGTCATACGGTCAGCTTGAATTTCATTACCTGCAACACGATCACGAGTTAGGTTAAGTGAGTGTGTATTAAACGGCAAGTTTGTAAAGTTACCAGCAGGTGTCGTGCCGAATGTTGATTCGACAATGTATGACAGGCTGGAACGAGAACCCTGTGCAAAGGCCATTTTATTCTCCTAATTAATTATATATGTACCAGCCGATATCAATCGGAACATAGTACCAAGGACTGTCCACGAAGCCTTGCTGTCTCTCAGCATAATCTATGGACACTATGATTGTCTCATCGGACGAGTTAGTAAAGCTAATGTCTGTAGTTGCCTCAAAAGCCTCTATAACTTTGTTAGCTAAATCATCAGCAGTAGCTGGGCCGTTACCTTCTGGGGTATAAACAAGAACAGTAAATACACCTTGGTATCTCTGTTGTGGGTTTAAACCTCTTACAGCAGGTCTACGGAGTGTCGGGACATACTGGCACTTGATATAGCTTGTACCTGTTGTCGGATCAAAAGAAACATTCTCATATGCAATGCTAGGTAGTCCAGATACGTTAGACAGTTCTGTCTCTAAAGCAGCACGAATATCGTTATGTATACTAGCCATGAATATTCCTTACCTTAGCAAATACATGATACCCATGCTTATACTCTACAGCAGTAGCGTGTGGTGAGCCGTTTCTTAGTGTAATACTTGTTGTGTTAAGTAAGTTTCTCAGCTTGTTGACATCAGTCATAAGATTGCTGAAACCTTCTTGACGCATCGCTTGAGGATTTTGACCTGTTGGTCTATTAGCTGAAGACTTTCCTCTTGGACGACCAGCACCTACCGTATAGGAAAATGAGGTTACATATGCACCTGTATCTACTGGAGAGGCTGATACTGCTGTCTGTGCTATATCTATGAGTTTGTCTCTTACAGCGTCTTCTGCTCTTTGCTCTAATGCATCAAACTTCTTGCGTAGAGAGGGGTTGATCTTAAGTGTAGTCTTAATCATCACTCTCTCACATGGCAGATGTAACAGATTTTAGTCCCTGCTGAGTAAATAGTGGTAACTCTGTGTATCTTTACGTCATCACCATTGCCAGAAATAAGGTCATCATCTTCTGGTTCCACTTCGAGGTCTAATGCAGAGATTACACAACGACGATTACCCCTGACAACTTCATCTACAGTTGGTACTGTTCCATACTCATAGTTATAGAAATACCCAGTACAAGAGTAGTTTGTTGTAGCAGAACCAACAACACTGCCTGTGGCAGGGTCATAAGTACCCGCTGTAGTCTTCTTGGTTAGGGTTAAGGTCTCACCAAAATCTCTGACCAACTTTAAGAAGTCGTTGCTGTTGAAACTAGCCATCTAAGACCCCTTAATCGTAGTCTACTTCATCACGATAATTTGGTGGGTTACGGAACCTGTCACCTCTAAATGCTGGCATAATACGGTCTGTATTCTGTCGTACTGATTCGACAGTGGCGATAGAAATACCACCTGCTTTAATACCCAATGTAGCGTTAGCTTTCTTGCCTTGGTATTCTAGACGTTCTGCCAGTTTATAATATTGTTGAGATAGTTGACTGTACTTGGCTGATAAAGCACCATCTAATTGTACATCAACTTTACGAGCATATTGACCTGAGATAGTACGGGCAAGCCATGATGCAGCTAAATATACGTTGTTTGAGTTCTCTGACAAAGCAAAGGTTACTTCTTCATTAGCAACCTGTTGGTCATTCGTGTCAGTGTCACCGATAAGCAAACGCACGGAGTTTAGACGACCAGATGCAGTAGTCGTATCTAAGTCAGTTGCATCATAACTCCAAGCCATTAGTCTACCTCATATTGTCCGTATGTTCTACGCCAGCTTCTAATCAATCCACGTTGCTTATCTGCAATCTTAGATTTCTTACACTTCTTACGGTCAAAGTCAGCTTGCGAGTTTGTCTTAGCTTTAACCTTTGTGTTGATGTTATCTACAACAGCGTGTAACCCAGTTACATCTAGCTCTTCTAGTCCGTCACCAACTTTACGTTCTATTTCTAATTCAGGATTGTGATAAATCCATCTTTGATTGTAGAAGGTTAAGACTGTCTTTTCATCGACACTTAATTCTTTCCACTTGAACTCTTGGTTCTTCTTCAGCTTACGACCACCAGAAGTAAAAGGTACTTTTACAAATACAGGTCTGTCTAACTGAAGAGGCATTTCTTCTTGTCTTAGCATTTTAGCCTCTTACATCGGGTGAGGGAATATGAGGGCCACCGAAGCAGCCCCCAATAAGAATATATTAAGCAACAACAGTGTTGAAGAATACACCCAAGTCTGCGCCTGTGACTTTCATGTCATAGGACATTTTAACTTGGATATGTTCAGCAACTTGCATACGCTTAAGAGCATCGTCTGAGAATGATTCTACAGTGACACCCAAGTTGTTTACACCTTGTAGGTTGTTCCATGCGAAGGTTACACCTGCTGCTGGTGTCATCAAACCTGCTGATGCAGGTGAGTGTACCAACAATGCAGCTTTACCACCGATGAATGCGTTGCTTTCTGCGACACCTTCTACAGATGAGTTTTTAACTGCTTCCATGACGTAGAAGTTCTCTACCTCAAAGATTTCAGCCAACTTAGCGTTAGTGATAAGTGCAGTGTTTGTGACAGTTGCACCACCGTTCAGACGTGCTAGGATGTCTGGGTGGTTGATTAGGATGTCACGTACTTCTTTACCAACAACCATTGTGTTTGGCTTGAAGCCACCAGACTTAAGCTGCATAGTACGACGAGCAGTAGTTACGTCAACGATTGGTGTTGAGTTTGTGTAATCTGACCACTGTGTGACTTCTGCGGCTGTGTCGTTGTCTGCGTTAGCAACACCTGTGTACTCTGTACCCCAGATTGATGCTGCGAAGAAGTTAGTTGCGAACTGCTCTTCACGATGGATCAACAGACGGTTAGTTAGTGTCTGCGCACCTGCTGCACGAATGTCTAGTGCTGCATCTTCGTTAGCAAGAGTTTGCTGATCGAAGTCCATACCTAGTCCGTAGACATCAGCATAGAATGATGCGTTTGATAGTGACATACCGATGCGGTTGACTTCTGTGCGTGGTGCAAGAGCCTTAACATCACCTGAACGGTTCATGTTGTCACGGTCATAGATGTAGTATTTGTCAGACTGTTTGTCTACGCCTACTGTTGGGAAAACCTTATCAGCGATAAAGTTAGCTTGATCTTGTACATATGCGATTGTGAGGTTAGTCAACGGCTGGTCGATATGTACCGAGTTTGGTGTTAGCAATGGCATTGTTCTATATCCTTCCTATTGCTGGTTACGCTGGTACTACGTTGCCGCCTTGGATCAACTCAATGGCAAATACTTGACCATCAACCGCTGCTTCCAAAGCATAACCTAGAACGACATCACCTGCTGCTGCTGTTAAAGCATCACCAGAAGCGTCTGTTTGAACTTGTGCGCCAGCAGCAATAGTGCCACCAGAAGTTACCATTACTTTACCAGAGATAGCAACTGTTGCAGCTTCACCTGCCGCAGGGTCATTCAAAAGAACGCCGATTGCGTTTTCACCAGCAGCGTCAGCTAGGTCGATCTGACCGTCTGACTCTAGTGTTACGAATTTAAATTGTGCCGACGATAGGTCTTCGCCAGCAATGAATGTCCGTGTGTCACGGGATTGCATTACAGCCATAATTATTCCCCTTTATAGCTTTTGTTGATTAGGGCTTTACCT